AAAGGCAGAAAGGACTGTGTATGGTTGTTCGTTAGTCCAGTGTACTGTACCTCTTTGTATTGTACATCGGCGAACATATTTCCATCGTCCGATCTCCTGTATCCGATCTTGTCTTGAAAGCGTTTCTATGCGATCTAGATCAGGTTCTATGCCCATTTTATCGAATGCGTCAGCGGCTGCCTCGGCTTCTTCTTCAGCGGCCATGAAGTCATTGTACCCTTCAATCGTTGAGATGATTGCTGTTTCTTGCTCTTCGGATCGTACGCAACTCATCGCGTGTGAAAGAATCCTAAAGCAAGCATGTTGTTGAAGTGTTTCCCCGATTTCACGGTAGGCTTCAGGGTTCATGTTTAGTATATCTAACGGTGCTTTTGCATCTTTACGAATACTCATAGTGCTTATCTCCATATCTAAGTGTGACTGCCGTTAATACGTAGGACGGGATTGGCAGTATCATCCCGCTAAGGGATAAAGGCTCATGTATCTTGAAATTGCGATGCTGTATTGTGTATATCGCCCTTGTCGCAGTATGATGTAAAGGGCGTTAGAGAATTCGTGCGTGTTAGTCTGTAGCGCCGAATTCGTATGTTGTTTAGCTTGCCATATTCTTACACGACGAGGTTGATTTCAAATGCATGAGAATAGCATGGCAATGCGCCTTATGTATGGTGCGTTGTCGTGCGATTATTCCGCCCGGATGATACCCTCACCGCTGTATCCGTCTTAGAGTTAATAGAATCTGCTGTAGAATGATTATTTGCTCGTCCTGTCTTTTTAAGGGATGTTCTTCCTTTAAAAGTTGACGACCGAATCATCATTCGCAGGAAATCTTTGCGCCTAAGCGCGATTATTTCCTTATCTGTCTACCCTATACTACTTAACTACAGAGGGTACATGTATACTACTCATCAGAATACTATGTTCTTTGTCTATGAGATACTCAGTATAAGATATCCCTCTTACACACACACACGGGCTTCTTGCTGTCGAGCGAGTATCCGTACCGAGGGAGTTGCTGTAAGAGTTAATCGAAGCTAGTCTATAAGGTGTCAGGCCCCCTAGTCCCCCTTTTTTAATTAGATAATATATATATATCCTTCCCACTTACCGAAGGGGTATATACCAAACATAAGGAAACCCTAATGGATGATTTAGATAAGATTATTAAACAACTAGGTACTGGTGCTATGCCTTATAAGTATACCCACACTAGACGCGGCAAAAGGAAGCATACTGTAAGTAAACGAAGTAGGAAGATACGGAATGCTAGAATGTTGGAGGATGCTGGTATTAAGGGTATTGATTGGTAATGGCTAGAGCCAAATCCAAGTGGATTCAACAGGTAAACAAATCTATAGCCAAGAGAGGAACCAAAGGAAAATGTACACCTATAACCAAACCCGGATGTACTGGCAGAGCTAAGACTCTTGCTAAAACCTTTAAGAAGATGGCTAAACGCAGGAAAGCCTAATGACTGACAAACAATCAAGATTCATTGAATTCTACAGCAGAACTGGCAATGCTACTAGGGCTGCTATTTTTGCGGGGTATTCAGAGAAGACCGCAGAGCAGAAAGGATATGAACTCAAGAAACTCCTCAGAGGACCAATACAGGAAGAGGTACTCAAACATATTGGGGATTGTCTACCTGTGGCCCTACATCACCTCACTGATCTCGCAGAAAATGCGGAATCTGAATCCGTTAGACTGGGCGCTGTCAAAGACCTCCTTGACCGGGGTGGACTTAAACCCATCGAAAGGGTTGAAACAACCTCAGTCGAAAGAATGAGTGAAGAAGAAATACAACGAGAACTAGATGCGCTCCGTAGACAAGCTCACTAAGGCGCAAAGAGAACTAACACTAGAACGAGAGTTAAGGCAGCGGGAGCGATACACAAGGGTCGAATCGTATGACCCGTACCCCTACCAACTCAAGTTCCATGAAAGCGGTGCAGGAGCCAATCAGAGGCTTCTCATGGCTGCTAACCGTATAGGTAAGTCCTTCTGTGGGAGTATGGAGTTATCCTATCATCTGACAGGTATGTATCCCAAATGGTGGAAAGGGAGAGAATACCGTCAACCTATAGTCGCATGGGCCGGTGGGGTATCCAATGAGACTACCAGAGATATTGTACAATTCGAACTATTGGGTTCCCCTGATGACCCCGAAGCGTTTGGTTCCGGTACCATACCGAAAAACTATATAGTAAAGACTGAACGTAAACCGGGTGTCCCTAACGCCAAATCGGTCGCTCTAATCAAGCACGTTAGCGGTGGGAACTCTTCTTTATTCTTCAAAGCCTATGAGATGGGCGTTGAGAAATGGCAGGGCAGAAGTGTGGATTGTATCTGGCTGGACGAGGAACCAAGCAGAGATATCTATTCACAGGCTGTAACTAGAACTCTGGATAGAAAAGGCATGGTCTACATGACCTTTACACCAGAAGCGGGTATGACTGAAACAGTAGCATCTTTCATGAATAACCTGAAACCCGGACAAGCTTTAATCAATGCGACATGGGATGACGCATCTGAGAAGATTAACACTGAAGGCGGCAAACCGGGTCATTTGAATGAGTTAGTAATGGAGCAGATACTGTCTTCCTATTCACCTCATGAGAGAGAGATGAGGCGATACGGTAGGCCATCTATAGGCTCTGGCCTGATCTTCCCCATTATGGAAGATAAGATAATGACCGATCCTGTACAGATTGAGGATCACTGGCCTAGAATAGCAGCAATAGACTTTGGATGGGATCATCCGACAGCAATAGTTTGGGGTGCTATTGATCGTGATGAGGATGTATTTTATGTCTATGATTGTTATCGAATGTCGAAAGCGTCACCCGCAGTTCATGCTCAAGCTATACGGGGCAGACCTAATTTTATCCCCATTGCTTATCCCCATGACGGCAATAGACGAGATTCTATGGGTAATCCCGGCTTGGCTGACCAGTATCGTGCTCTAGGTTGTAACGTACTCCTAGACCATTTTACCAACCCTCCAGCATTAGGGCAGAACAAAGGCGGTAATAGTATAGAAGAAGGTCTGATGGCAATGATACAGGCTATGGAGAATGATAAGTTTAAAGTCTTCAGCACCTTATCTGACTGGTGGGAAGAATTCAGGATGTACCACAGGAAGGGTGGTAAGGTAGTTCCTATAAGGGATGACCTTATGAGTGCCACTCGTTATGCTTTCCAATCACAGCGTTTTGCAATATCCGGTGAAGACCCGGCTTGGACAAAGGATTTAGAATACAAAAACTATGGCATCATCTAAAAAAATAACAGAAGAAGACTTAATATCTAGAATAAGGGGTGAAATTACCATCTCTTTGGGGTATATGGGAGATACTATCTCCAAACAGCGAGAGCAAGCTATGAAGTATTACTATGGCTTGCCTTTCGGTAATGAAGTAGAAGGTAGGAGTCAGTACGTTGATTCTACTGTTCAGGACACCATTGAATGGATTAAGCCCTCCTTGATGCGAGTATTTGCCTCCGGGGATGAAATGGTAAAATTTAGTCCTCATGGTCCCGAAGACGTAGAAATGGCGAAACAGGCTACCGACTATGTAAATTATGTATTTGCAAAAGATAATCCCGGTTGGGAAATTATGTACTCTTGGTTTACTGATGCTCTCTTATCTAAGAATGGTATCGTCAAAGTATGGTGGGATGAGTATGAGGACTGGAATAGAGAGGAGTACAATGGCTTAGAAGAGCTACAGTTCGAGACTTTAATTATGTCTCCAAGTGTAGAAGTCATAGAACACACCTCCTACCCTGATCCACAGTACAATGCGATGGAGGAGACTACTACTGTAGGTATGATGCCCGGAATGGAAGTACCTCAGATACATGATGTTGTAATCAAACGTAATAGCTATACTGGTAAAATAAGGGTAGAGAACGTACCACCATCAGAATTCCTTATTGCTAGAGAATCTAAGACTATACAGGATTCTAGGTTTGTATGTCACCGGGTTCTTAAAACTCTATCAGAGTTACGAGAGATGTACCCTGATGAGAACCTTGACCCAGAAGATTTAGGCGGTGGTGATGATGATCTAGCTGGTTACGACACAGAACGACTTGAACGATATATGTTTGATAAGTCTGCAAAGTATTGGGAAGGATGGGGAGACACTGGTACCGAAGATGAGGATGGGTTAAGAACCTATTGGTTACATGAGTCCTTTCTCAGAACAGACTTTGATAATGATGGTATTACAGAACTCAGGAAGGTCTGTAGTGTTGGTGACAAGGTACTTCAGAATGATGCAGTAGATTCTATACCTTTTATATCTCTTTCTCCCATAAAGATACCGCATAAGTTCTTTGGCTTGTCAGTCGCAGACCTTGTGATGGACTTACAGTTGATGAAGAGTACGCTCATGCGTAATCTCATGGACAATATGTACAACCAGAACTATGGACGTTATGCTGTACTGGAGGGTCAAGCGAACTTGGATGATTTGCTTACCCAGCGTCCGGGCGGTGTAGTCAGGGTTAAATCACCTAATGCCGTCACACCTCTTGCTACACCCTCTTTAGAGCCTTATTCCTTCCAGATGCTTGAGTATCTTGACAGTATAAGAGAATCCAGAGCAGGTGTATCTAAGATGTCTCAGGGCATGAATGAGAATGCATTAACCTCTCATACGACTGCTACTGCCGTAAACGCTGTAATGTCGGCAGCACAGAGTCGTGTAGAGTTGATTGCAAGAAACTTTGCAGAGACAGGTGTAAAGGAACTGATGTACAGGATATACGAACTACTCCTGAAGAATCAAGATAAAGAGCGTGTAATCATGTTAAGGAACAACTGGGTTCCTGTTCGTCCTGACTCATGGAGTGATAAATACGACTGTACTGTAAGTGTAGCTTTAGGTAATGGCAATAAAGACCAGCAATTAGCCCACTTATCGGCTATTATGCAGTTTGCATCTGAAGCAATGAAAGGTGGTCTTCCTATTGCTAATCCACAGAATATGTACAATATTGGCGCAGCTATGGTCAAGAACATGGGATTCCA